CGAAATATCGTTCGTTTCCGTTTTGATAAAATTGAGTTCGTGTTTCAACTAAGGCAAATTTAAAGTGATAGGTATTCGACCCCGACGGCACGAGTTCGATATCGATCGCGCCGTTCGTGACCTCAAACCGATGCGGCTCTGTCGTGAGGTATCGGTTAGGAGTTACGCTGCGATCGACAATCGGTGCATCTAACGCCACGATTAACACGCCGTCTAACGGTTGTTTTGCATCTGCGATTGTTCCTACAATTCGTGTCACACCTAGACCCCAAACGAATAATTCAAGTTGCGGTCGCGATCGGTTAACGTTATCTTTAATCCTGACAGCAACGGCACATAATAAGTGTCGGGTAGTGCAAAGTTTACCGACCTATAAAGCTCTGAGATATCGCGATCGCTCACCATTACCGCACTCACAAAATCAATATTCTTAACCCGCCGTACTCTGTACTCTAGTTCGTTGATTAAAACCGTCGATCGCCCGCTAAAGCGATTGGGTTTAAAATATCGCTCGAACGTATCTTTAATGTCTTGGGCAATTTGACTCGTATCAGCCCCCGCCACAACATTCGCGTAAACTTGCAAATATAGACGATAATACGGACGATTTGACACATAAATCATATCATCCAAATGAATAGGGGCTTGCGCCCTCAGTGCAGATTCAAGTTCTCCTAACACGGTGCTGTTCAACGGCAACCCGTCACCGTCCAAGACATAGATATGAACCGCGTTTCTTTGAGGGTTGTTTGTCCGTCCGACCCCTTTCCTGAGAACAGCACTAGCCCCTTGCCCGATTGCCGACAGCACGATATTGAGCATATCGGCGCGGGTAAATGCACCGCGCCGGGATAGAGCAAAATATCCTCGTCGTTTGGTATCTTCTAGCGTCTCTGCATTCAATCCGCCACTAGATGGCGAGGGATTGTAAACCCGCTTCAGAAAAGTTAGGGGGGTTGAAAAGTCGGAAATAACGCCTGCGGGCAAGTTGCCAATCGTACCCAGCTCCGTGCAAGTTGCTGACACCAACCCGTAGTACGAGCCTGCCGGGATGGTTAGCTGTCTATCGGTAGTAAAACTGACTGGACGCGATCGGTTTCCAACTTTGAAATTACGCTTAGAAAATGCCCTAAATCCCCTCGGAACGATGAAGGGAGATCGCTGGGTTTGTTGCAGTTCAAATCGAAGTTGGACGACCGCAGCTTGCCCTAGCTTTCGTTGAATCCCGGCAATTTGAAGCAACCGCACTGCCGAAACTTCTGCGGTACGGTTTGCTTTATATTGCAGTTCCGCCGCAACAAACCCCATTGCCTCTGTTAAGACGACGATCGGAGACGCGGCACTAAAATCGTTTAGCTCGCCTTTTGAGGCACGATAAGCCCAATCCAAAGCCAATCGAACGAGCGTCCTAGACGTGCGATCGTCGATAGTCGGTGCAGCGATGGGAGTAAACGGTGTTGATTGATTGGCAAGTGAAAAGGTATCGCGCGGGTTGGGCATGATACTAAACCTTCTTCGTTAATCCAACATTAGATTGAATTATCATTATCAAAATCGTGAGAGAAAACGAGATCGGACGCTTCTTTGTCGCCTAACTCCTGGCTTAGCGGCGTTTTCCACAATCCTAGCGTTAGTTCTATGCTGTTGTCGCCCGTTTCAATAAAGCGCTTGCGTAATGGGTCGGGAATGTCTTCAATTTGCTGCCCAAGATACCAGACATATTCAATTTCAACAACCATGACATAGAACCAAAACTTAGACCCAACGTCAAATCTTTGGAAGCGATCGCTAACTGGGCGCAGCGGCTTCGCATTATCTAAGGGAATTTGAAAGTCAATTAGTGCATCTAAAATACGATCGAGCAACCGCAAGACAGGGACATGAGATCGCAAATCTTTAACCTGAATTGCTATCTCAAAGCGCGAGGATCTAAGGTGGGCTGACCCGCCGCGATCGCGGGCGTTTGTTATTGGATCGTTGTATGGCGTAAATGGGGAAAAGTTAGACCCTTGATATCCAATAGACACTCTGATGTTTCGGATCGGTTGGGGGTCTTTTTCTGAGTCGTCTGGGAAAATTCTAATATTCGCCGGATAGCGATCTTCCCCCTCGTTTAAGGAGAAATAAAGCCGATCGGCGATCGCGGTTTCAATATAAGATGTAACATCTCCCATGCTAGCCTCTATCGTCGTGGGTAATTTCGTATTCCCCCTGTTTGCCAATTGGCGATCCGGCAGGATAATTCGCTAGCGATCTCCGCGTAAAAACCAGCCCATTTCCCTCGTAATCGCCAATGTCGGGCGTGTCTACAGCGTGCTGTATTCGGTCGGGCTTAATATCAACTGCCTGCCCGTCATCTCGAATTAAAATGCGCTTTCGGCTCGCCAATTTATCGAGATATTCAATCGAGCGGTTGTAGTCTGCCTCGACTGTTTCTCGCACTTGCGATCCCTCGCAGCGATAGCGAGCAATCGTCAAACAAATTTGCCTTAGCGACGATGGAATTGGAGCGGGGATCGGTACGTCATAACGAACGGCCAACGCTGAATCGATTTCTCGGCTAGCTTCGATTAATTCCGGCTCCAATCGAGAGCGATCGACGGTTTCAGCAGTCGGGCGATCTAGGTTTGTAAGCTGTATCGTCTCCTCCTGCCCAAAGCGATCGATAAAATCTTCAATGGTGGCGTATTTTTGCATTTTGCTAAGCTTTTTTGCGACGCGCCCCGCGACGGCGAGGTTTTTGCTCCGAGCCGTCCGATTCCGTCTCTGTTTCCTCTGAGCCTGAATCCCGTTCTGGTTTCGCAGAATCAGACTCAGACATCGAGACAACAACTTTTTCGGGGGTTGTATCTGCCCCCCGATCCCGCTCTATTTTAAATTGGCGCTCATCCGAACCTAGCGGATTTTCCACTAAATCCCGATCGATTTCTCCGGGGTCGCTAGAGGCATTTGTGAACCCGCGATCGCCCGTCTCCTCAATACTTGTACCGTCGGGGAAATACAGGTCTGTAGGGGGTGCGGGTTTTCCGAATTGCCGCGCCTCAAAGCCCTCTGACTCTGAAACCCTCGAAATTGCACGAACTCTCGCAAGATCGGAGATCTCGATAGGATCGTTGATTTTAATAATATCCCCCTTTTCATGGGTTGCGATTGGGCTTTTGGGGTCATTCGGATTTTCTCGGCGGCGAATACGGTTGAGGACTCGAAATTTGGCCATTTTTTATTTTAGATTATCAGATGGGCAATAGATACAGGAAAGCCAATCTAATATTAGACTGGCTTTAGAAGGAGGGGAAGGGAACAAGATTAAGGCTTAACAGGATTAACCACGAGATAATTCGCGTCCCTCATCGAAATCACGGGAGTGCGGTCTGCCCTAATTTTCCAGAAGTAAGTGTCGGTATTTTCGTCCCAGAGCGCCTCAGTGATTTCAGGGTGATCTTGCTTCATGTACGTGAAGCCTCCAGATGGTTGGAATCGATCGATACGATCGCTGGGCGTAAACGGGACGCGATCGACATTGAGTGCATAGTCGGGAACATAAGTGAAAAAGGCATAGTTCCCCCAGACTCGCTCAGCCATCCCTTCGCGCGATCGCTTGAAAATTGCATCCCCTCGATAAAACTGAATCCCGTACATTTCGGACAGCATTTCAATTGTAATACTGTCGCGAGAGGTGTATCGAATCCGATCTCGAATCTTGGGATTCGACACCATTGCATCATAAACCTGACGACCCAAAATGCAAACGTTGGGATCGACCCCAATCTTGCTACTAACCGTCGATTTAATGGCGTGGATTGACTCTTCGGGATCTACGGCGTTATCGCCATCATTCCCCCAATAAACGCCCGACGATAAAACTTCGACATGATCCGCGTGGAAATTTGCGGGATTTGTGGCAATTCGACTCTGGTCGAATTCGAGTTTCAGGGTGGTGGCGCTCATCAAGCATTGCATCGCCCGAGTCCCCAAACGGATACCCAGCGATCGCTCTGCGGCTTCAAGGTGTTCGCGAGGCAGATTATAGCGCAATCCCCGGGTTTCGAGTTGATAACTTTCCCCTGAATATCCGTCCGAGATGGTGTTGAATGCACCCCCCGGTGCGCGGTTATCTTGGTACAGGTTAAATTCAGCCGAATCAAAAGTGATTATGCGGCCGCCGTAATCTTGAACCTCGACAACGGGAAACGCATGAATCCCCACGCGGTTGTCATTTCTGTATCCGCGAGAAAGGTGGGTCAGTACGCGATCGACCCCAGCGCGGGACTGTTTGAGTCCTAATATTGGCATGATTAATCAGTGTATAGATTTTCTAGACTAGAGAAGATAGACAGTAGCGGAATCTCCGTTTTTGCTGCCGTAGGCTCCCGGCGCTAACTGAGCAAACGTATCCGCCGATTCAGTTCCTTTAGGGGCTAAATATCCGTCCGTCCCCACGATTAGCTCGGACGCCGCAACACCTTCAGTGGTCGTAGAAACAGTGGTTCCAGAAACCGTTTGTTCGGTATATTGTCCGACTTCTGTTGAGACCTTGGCTTCAACATAACCATCTGTATTTACAAGCAAAGTCTCGCCAGCGTCCACCGAATAATCTGCAACTCCAATCACGAATCCAGTTGTTCCTGTATTGGGATACTCAGTTGCGATATAGCCTTCTGCCGTTACAACTTGCCCGTACTCAATCGCTTCTTTAGCTATAACGCTTTGGGT